AAACGGTGCTTGAAAACGACTGCGGAGTCGGTGATACCGTGGATGCATTCAATAAGAAGGTAAACCGTAGCGGAGTGTGTCCGACAATCACTACTCGCCCCGAAGGGTTCAAAACGGCGATACTTCCCATTGTGGAAGATAAGTCCGATAACCCAGTGATCGTGGCGATGAGGGGACGCAACCCCAACAATCCGTCCGACCGCACGGTAGGCGCACCAACCGAACAGCGCCTAGAGGTCAACGAAAAAGGCTTGTGCAATACGCTGACCTCGGTACAAAAAGACAACCTCGTCCTAGAACATAAAAAGGGCTCAAAGCAATATGTGGTTCGGCGATATAACGAGTTTATATCCGAGAAGGGGTACATACCCAAAGGCTTCGTCCCTTACAACAAACAGGAGGTTGAAGACATCGCTCCGACTCTCACAGGACAATGTTCTTGTCCGAGTGGGAGTTCGGCGGTGTTAATGCTCGAAGAACCCGTAAAGGTCAAGTCGGCAACGAAACTAGGCTACGAAGAAGCGGAGAGCGGAGATTTTGTCAATATCACGTTCCCCAGTAGTAAGACCAAACGCGGACGGGTCGGCAAGGGGGTAGCGCACACGCTGACTTGCGGAGATGGTAATGCTTTTATTACCGAGAATATTCGAATCCGTAAACTCACACCGAGAGAGTGCCTACGTCTTATGGGTTGGAAGGACGAGCAAATTGACAAGATACAAGCGGCAAAAATCAGCGGTACACAGCAGTACCGACAAGCAGGCAACGGCATAGTGGTGCAAGTCTTGGAGTATATCTTCAAGGCTTTATTTTTGGGTGAAGAATGAAGAGAGAAAATGCGCATAAAATTTGCGCGCATTTAATGGGAGGCCGAAATGGAATACATTGCAAGTATAAGCTACGGTAAAGACAGCCTTGCGATGCTCGAAGTCATCCACCGAAATAGCCTACCGCTAGACCGCATAGTAACTGTGGAAGTTATGGCAACGGCAACGATACCCGCCGACCTTCCGCCGATGATGGAGTTCAAGGCAAAAGCAGACGAAATCATTTATAAAAAGTACGGCATAAGGGTGGAACATATCTCCGCCCCAAAGTCGTATGAAGACTATTTCTACTACAAGTGCAACGGCAAGAAAAGCAAGAATGCAGGGAAGATTTATGGCTTCCCATTGCAAAAAGGGAACTGGTGCAACTCACGGCTGAAAGTGGATGTCCTAGACAAAATACAAAAGGGTGCTGTAACGTACATAGGCATAGCAGCCGATGAACCGTCAAGGTTTCATACGCTATCGGAAACAAAAAGAAGTCCGCTCGTGGAATACGATTGGACGGAAAGTATGTGCCGGGAGTGGTGCAAGGCAAACGACTTACTATCACCGCTTTATACGACGGCACTACGGGGTGGTTGTTGGTTCTGTCATAACCAAGGAATCAACCAACTTCGGAAGCTCCGAAAGAACTACCCAGAGTTATGGGCATTATTACTGAAGTGGGACAAAGACAGTCCCGTATCGTTCAAAGGCGATGGACACACAGTCCACGATTTTGAAAAGCGATTCCAAATGGAAGAGCAAGCAAAAGTCCCAATAGGGCGAACATTCAAATGGAATATGATGGAGGAAAAATCAATGACGAACAGAATCTGCACGGCGGAATCCGTAACGAGCGGACGCCCCGACAAACTTGCTGACCTTATAGCGGACAGCATCTTGGACGAATGCTTGGAGCAGGACGCGAACAGCCGTGTGGCTTGCGAGGTTATGTTGGCGCATAACAAATGCTTTATAAGCGGAGAGATAACGACCAAGGCGGAAGTGGACTACGAGTACATCGCAAGGTCGGTGATGGCGCAAGTCGGATATAATGCGGCGAACATTGAAGTCGAGGTTCGTATTCACGAACAAAGTCCCGATATCAGCCAAGCGGTAAGTAAGGAAGAACAGGGTGCAGGCGACCAAGGAATTGTGTACGGCTACGCATCGGACGAAACCATCAACCTTATGCCGCTTGCAATCGAACTTGCACACCGACTGACCGACAGGCTCGAAGAATGCAGAGTCAACGGATACATCAAAGGACTGCGCCCCGATGGTAAGAGCCAAGTGTCGGTGCAGTACAGGGGCGATAGGTTTGACAAAATCACCTCGGTCATCGTGTCGGCGCAGCACACCGAAACGAAGAACCTTAACGAACTCACCGAGGAAATCAAGCAAAAGGTGATCGGAAAGGTGCTTGCCGATTATGACCTCACGGACACGGAAATACTTGTCAACCCGTCGGGCAGATTTGTGCTTGGCGGTTTCGAGGCGGACACGGGTCTAACGGGTCGCAAACTTATGGTTGACACTTACGGCGGAATCGCCCATCACGGCGGCGGAGCAATGAGCGGTAAGGATGCAAGCAAGGTTGACCGCAGCGGAGCATACCTCGCCAGATACATTGCAAAGAATATCGTGGCGGCGAAACTCGCCGAACAATGCGAAGTGGCGTTGTCCTATGCGATAGGCATACCCAAACCGACAGCGGTGGACATTAACACCTTCTATTCGGGGAGTGTAAACGAGAAGCTCATAGCGGATGCGGTGAAAAAGGTATTCGATTTATCGGTCGGAGGTGCAATAGAAAAGCTCGACCTCCGTAGTCCCGTATTCGCACAAACGGCGGTCGGCGGACACTTCGGAAAGGACTTCTTCGCTTGGGAGTTAACCGATAAAGCCGAAGAATTAAAAAAGGCAGTAAGCGGTTAATATTTCTCCAAATTATAGAGCAAAAACACTGGGCTCTTTCCTCAAATTACGGTATAGTTCGTAGAAAATGGAGGTAGGTTATGGTAGCAAAAACGAACCTTGAAGAAGTGAAGATAACGGCTCAATGCCTATTAATGACGGAAGTCCATAAAACGGTTTTATCGCCGATAATAGTACAGCACCCGTTCACCTCATCGGGAATAGCGATGCTCCCCGGCACAAACGAAATGCTCGACATTACAGCCAACGCAGAGAGCCTCAAAACGTGGCAAGATTATGTGAGCGGTCTGATAAAGAAAGCAAAGACCGCATACGACATTTTTATGCTGCTGAACAAGGGATATGCGCTGACCTTTCTCAAATTTACAAAGTACGCTTTATCAGCCGAAGACCTAGCACAAATCCTTGCGGATGCGTGGATACAAGCTGAAAATCCGAATATGGACTGCAACGTAACAAAGGAAGAGTTGGTAAGTATGTTCAAGTGTTCGGATAGGGACTATCTAATGACCGAAGCAGAACGGAAACGACTAGCCGACCTCGAAGAAACCGTTACGGTCTACCGAGGGGTAACTTCTTATAATGCGAGAAACGTAAAAGCCTTGTCGTGGACACTCGACAAGAAAAAGGCGGAGTGGTTCGCCCATCGGTTCGGAGAGCAAGGAACGGTGTACCAAGCGCAAATCAGCAAGGGGAATATCTTGGCGATATTCACAGGGCGAAACGAATCGGAGGTAATCCTTAATCCGAAAAAGTTGGAGCAATTAAAAGCAATATAGGAGAAAACGATGGATAAGTTTTTCAGCCAAACTAACTGCGACCGTTGCGGTAAGCCATTGACGGACGGACGCACAATGTCTATGTTCAATACGGACTGCATCTGTATGGAGTGCAAGCGGAAAGAAACGGAAAGACCTGACTACAAAACTGCCTGCTCCGCCGATGCAAAGGCGATAAAAAAGGGCGATTTTAACTTCAAAGGGATAGGTTTGGAATCCCCGAAAAAAAGTTAAAAATTCTTCAAAATTCTTTCGGTTTTCGACCGCTTTTCACTGGGCTCTTGTGTTCTTTTACGGTATTGTTGTCTTGCAAAACGGGGGTGGGAAACACCCCCAGAGCAAAGGAGAACACGCTATGAAAACACAAACATTCGGAGTCGAAATCGAACTCACAGGCATCACGAGAAGAGATGCAGCCAAGGTCATCGCAGACTATTTCGGGACAACGATGAACTCATCGGGTACATACTACGATGTCTACGAAGCCACCGACCGCCAAGGACGGAAATGGAAAGCGATGAGCGATGGGAGCATCGACACGGAAGGCAACGGAAGCGCATACAGCTGCGAAATCGTAACCCCCGTATGCAGATGGGAAGACATCCCCGACATACAGGAAATAGTAAGGCAACTGCGACACAAAGGTGCGAAGGCAAACAGTAGCTGCGGAATCCACGTACACGTCGGAGCAGAGCAGCAAACGGCAAAGACGCTCCGCAACCTCGTCAACATAATGGCAAGCAAAGAAGACCTGCTCTTCAAAGCGGTAGGGGTAAGCGCAAGCCGAGCGGTAAGATGGTGCAAGAAAACCGAGCAGAGCTTCGTAGAGCAAATGAACCGCACAAAGCCTACGACCAAGGAAAGAGTTGAAAGGATATGGTATGGCGGTACAACGCATAGAAGTACCCACTACGACAGTAGTAGATACCATGCACTCAACCTGCACAGCTTATGGCAAGGCAAGGGCATAGAGTTCAGATGCTTTAATGGAACGACCCACGCAGGCAAGATTAAGACCTACATCCAACTCTGCCTAGCGATAAGCCACCAAGCACTCACCCAAAAGGGTGCAAGCGCAAAGAAGACTGCAAGCGCAAACGAAAAATACACCTTCCGCACATGGCTGCTCCGAATGGGAATGATAGGCGATGAGTTCGAAACGGCAAGAAAGTTTTTACTCGAAAACTTAAGCGGTGACATAGCGTTCAAAAACGGAAGACCTACGGTGGCGGCTTAACCGCCACCTAGAAAAATGGAGGATAAATCAATGGCAAAAACGAAACTTTATGTGGCATACGGTAGCAACCTGAACCTAGCTCAAATGGCAAGGCGGTGTCCGAATGCAAAGGTGGTCGGATGCGGAGTGCTGAAAGACTACCAACTGACATTCCGAAGAGTGGCAACAATAGAGCCGCAAGTCGGAGCGGAAACACCCGTTGGGGTGTGGGCGGTAACGCCCTCGGACGAGCGAAACCTCGACATATATGAGGGGTATCCGAGTTATTATCGCAAGGAAATGGTAACGGTCGAACTGCCGAAAGGCAAGGTTGAGGCAATGGTGTACATTATGAATGGCGGAGAACCGCAACTGCCGCCCGACGGTTACTACAAGGTGATTGAGCAAGGGTATGCAGATGTCGGACTCGATACGAAATACCTAATCGACGCACTCGATGATACCCAAAAGCGGATGAGAGCGAAATAAAAGCATAACAAAATAGCGTGTTCAAAAGGGAGAGCTTCGGCTCTCCTTTTATCGTTCACAAAGGGGAGTAGAATGGCATTTGACAAGCAGAAAGCAGACCGTGCCAGAGCCTTTATAAACTCCTTAAAGCACACGAAAGGCACTTGGCACGGAGTACCGTTCGAGCTATTGCCGTGGCAAGACAAAATCATAAGCGACATTTTTGGAACGGTCAAAGACAACGGATATAGGCAATACAATACCGCCTATGTCGAGATACCTAAAAAACAAGGAAAGAGCGAAATCGCCGCAGCGGTCGCTCTTTATCTTTTAGCAGGCGATGGGGAATGGGGTGCTGAAGTTTACGGATGCGCCGCCGACCGCCAACAGGCAAGCATCGTGTTCGATGTAGCCTGCAATATGGTAGAGCAATGCCCCGCCTTAAAGAAGAGAATCAAACCGATAATGAGCCAAAAGCGGCTCGTTTATCAACCGCTCAATTCGTTTTATCAGGTGCTGTCGGCGGAGTCGTACACCAAGCACGGACTGAATGTCCACGGGGTCGTGTTCGATGAGTTACACGCACAGCCGAACCGAGCATTGTACGATGTAATGACCCACGGTTCGGGCGATGCACGAAAGCAGCCGTTGTTCTTTTTGATAACCACGGCAGGCACGGACCGCAACTCAATATGTTGGGAAATCCACCAAAAAGCAAAGGATATACTCGAAGGACGAAAGCACGACCGCACGTTCTATCCAGTCATATACGGAGCGGAGGAAGAAGACGATTGGTCGAGCGAAAAAGTGTGGGCGAAAGCCAATCCCTCGCTCGGCATCACCGTGGACATAGACAAAATACGGACGGCTTATGAGTCGGCAAAAGAGAACCCGGCGGAGGAAAACTTGTTTCGTCAACTCCGTCTGAACCAATGGGTAAAGCAGAGTGTTCGTTGGATGCCGATGGACGCTTGGGACAAGTGCGACTTCGAGGTGGATGCGGAGAAACTAAAAGGACGGGAATGCTATGCAGGTGGATGCGGAGAAACTCAAAGGACGGGAATGCTATGCAGGACTCGACCTTTCGTCAAGCACCGATATCACGGCATTCGTGCTTGTGTTTCCGCCGCTGAACGATGACGACAAATACATTGTCTTGCCGTATTTTTGGATACCCGAAGCCACGGTGGAACTGCGTGTCCGCCGTGACCACGTTCCCTACGATGTTTGGAAAGCGAGAGGGCTAGTGATAACCACCGAGGGCAATGTCATCCACTATGGATACATTGAAAATTTTATTGAAGAACTCGGCACAAAGTACCATATAAAGGAAATAGCCTTTGACCGTTGGGGAGCCGTGCAGATGACGCAGAACCTCGAAGGTATGGGATTCACAGTCGTTCCGTTTGGACAGGGATTCAAGGATATGAGTCCGCCTACCAAGGAATTGATTAAGCTCGTACTTGAACAAAAAATAGCACACGGCGGAAACATACCGCTCCGATGGATGATGGACAACGTGTTCGTAAGAACCGATCCTGCTGGGAATGTAAAGATGGACAAAGAAAAGTCCACCGAGCGAATCGATGGAGCGGTGGCACTCGTTATGGCACTAGACCGAGCGATACGAAACCAAGGGACAACGAACAGCGTTTATAACGAACGGGGAATCATTGTGATTTAATCAATTGAGGGGTTGATACTGTTGATTTTTTCGATAAAATAGGCTATAATAAAGCCATAAACGGAGAAAGGTATGAAACAAATCGGTGTTCCTCAAATTCATATGATACCCTTTGATTTGGGAGTTATTTTCTTGGATGTCTTGAGTATTGACAACTCTAAAAATATCCTTTTTGCAGAATCGTTTTGTCAGCAAATTGAAGAAGTGGCAAAAAAGAAAGGTTGGGGATATGAGAAACTTTTCAAAGTTATTGGGGAAACAAAAAAGAAAAGGACAGTGCCTCTTACGATAAAACACAATCGTAACGACTTTGCAGATCAAGCAATATGCAAAGTGATATTGCGGGACGATTTGTATTGCTACATATTATCGAGCGGAGTAGGAATGTTCTTATTCGCTGATTTAGATTGCATAGCAATGCGGAAAACCGATACTTCGATATCAAATTATAGCAAGGCTTTGATAGCTAACTACCAAAAGAAAATAACTCAATCGACCATATTGGATAAAGCAGAAATTGAAGATGTTTGCCCAGAGCTCGAAGAGCTAATGCTTGAATTTAGAGAGTTATGTTGGGGATTAGTTCTTGAGGGTGTAAAACACAAAAAAATACAGCACCTACGCCCTTTTTCGGGGAATAAGGATTATAAAACCGAAGGTCTTTCTTATGTGTTAACAATTTACTTATTCGCAAAGGGAGAAGTAACGGGAAAGGAAATGAATCACTTGCTATGTTCTCCTATGTTTGGCAAGGTGATGAAACCAGAGAAATGGGCTCAAATTGATAAGGAAATCTCTTTGACCGAACCCAAGGATATACCAATCAGCCTCGACTGTGGCTCGGCGATGGTTTATGCATCGTGGTCTGCGGTAGCTGTGGAAACACCAAATCCGATAAATACGCTTGATGACATCAGGAATAATGAGGCACTAACTCACTTGCTAAAGGTGGAGTCTTATGTTCAGTCAAGGTGGTTTGTAGCGGACAACTCTATGGACAACGTAAATAAGAATGCGACAGCATCAATGGAGAGCTTGCAAAGAATAGCAAGCCTTATGGAGTTCTGCCAAGCTGAATTGGACAACGAAATAAGCGCAAATATGGGGACACTTCAAAAATCGCTTCTTAAAATAGTTGTGGAAACTTCTGCAGTTAAGCAATTATACAAGTCGGTGTTAAATCAAATTAAAACGCAACTACGAATAAAAGAAGCACACTATGAGGACAAAAAGCGTAAAAATAGACTAATAGCAGATTTATGTTTAGCGGTGTTTACTGCGACATCACTGTACAAGACCGTTTTAGACATTGTTGAGGGAAACTTCGGTTGGTGGAATTGGCTAATTTTTGGCGGAATGATGGTTGTTGCGGTAGGCACGATCATATTCAATTATAAAAACAAATAAGGTGAGTTATGAAAAATATTTTAATCGTTGTTGATATGCAAAACGGGTTTGATAGATACGAGCAAACCCACATACTTGCTAAAAAGGTTATCGAATTAACGAATAGTGGCATATTCGATAAAATTATTGCTACAAGATTTTTGAATAAAGAGGGAAGTCAATATACGAAATTCATAAATTGGCATAGACTTATGAGCAGTCCCGATATAGACTTGGTGGAGGGTATCAAGGCAGATGCGGTCGTGGACAAATGGGTATATACTTGTGTTACAAAAGATTTTTTGGAATTGCTAAAAAAATGCAATGATGGCGAGTTGCCAAGCCATATTTTTGTATGCGGAGTGGATACCGATTGTTGCGTAATGAAGACCGCAACCGATCTTTTCGAACAATCGATTATGCCTATAGTGCTTACCGAATATTGTGACAGTAACGGAGGTCCCGAATCGCATAAGGCAGGAATAATGGTAATGGATAGACTAATCGGAAGGAAGAGCATAGTCCCTGACAAGATTAAAAGCAAGGAAGACCTTGTAAAGATTATCGCCGATAGACAATACTAAATAAATAAACAATTCAAGGAAAACCGTACTCAAGCGAGTGCGGTTTTTTTGATGCCGAAAATAGGGAGGAACGAAATGCAGATAGAAAAGAGAGCGGTAGCAGACCTGAAAGCTGCCGAATACAATCCGAGAAAGGATTTGAAGCCCGGCGATGCCGAATACGAGAAGCTCAAGCGGAGCATACAAGAATTCGGATACGTTGAGCCCGTGATATGGAACAAGCGAACGGGGGTAGTGGTCGGCGGACATCAGCGCTTAAAAGTGATGAAAGACCTTGGATACACCGAGGTGGACTGCGTGGTTGTGGACTTGGACGAAGCCAAGGAAAAAGCCTTAAACATCGCCCTAAACAAAATCAGCGGCGAGTGGGACAACGACCTCTTGGCAAGTCTTTTGAAAGACTTGGACGGGAGCGGATATGACATCACACTCACGGGTTTCGACCTTGCCGAAGCTCAAGAACTGTTTGGCAGCGGCAGTATGGAGAACGTGCATGAGGACGACTTCGATGCGGAGTCTGCGCTCGATGCGGTAACCGAGCCGAAGACGAAAACGGGCGATTTGTGGATACTTGGTCAGCATAGGTTGTTATGCGGCGATTGCACACAAAACGAAGATGTGAGCAAAGTCTTGGACGGACAGATCGCCGACATAATGGTAACCGATCCGCCGTATAACGTGGACTATGGCTCGGCTGTAAGGGGCAAGCACGAATCGCAGTCTAGACAAGGGAGCGTGATTGCCAACGACAACTTGTCGGACGATGAATTCTATCAATTCTTATTGGCATTCTACAAGGCTGCCGAAAAGGGGTTGAAGAAAGGGGCGGCGGTTTACGTCTTCCACAGCACAAAGGAAACCGTGAACTTTACCAAAGCAATGGAGAACGCAGGACTGAAATGCGCCCAAACCTTGGTGTGGTACAAGAACCACTTCACGCTCGGACGCCAAGATTATCAATGGATACACGAACCCATTTTGTACGGATGGAAAGAAGGGGCGGGACATTACTTCATAGACGATAGGTCGCTACCGACCGTAAACGAAGAGCTGCGCCTGAACCTCCGAAAGATGTCCAAGGTCGAACTCGTGGAATTGGTCGAGAAAATACTCGACTTACCTTCCACGGTTATCAAGGATAATAAGCCGAGCAAGTCTCCCGACCATCCGACAATGAAACCCATCACGCTGTGTGCGAAACTCATCTATAACAGCAGCCACGAAGGGGACACGGTCTATGAACCGTTCGGCGGAAGCGGCTCGACGCTGATAGCATCGGAGCAGTTGAACCGCAAGTGCTGTGCCATAGAACTCGAACCGAAATACTGCGATGTTATCGTCCGCAGATACCGTGAACTCTGCCCGGAGGTCGAGGTAAAGCACATCCGAAACGGGGTGGAAATATTCGATTAAACAGGTCGAAATCGACCAGTTAAAACATCAAAAAAAGTTCGATTTTCTCGAAAAAACTTGTGTGTTTCTACGCAATTTCGCTGGGCTCTTTCGGCGGATTACGGTATTGTATAGGTACGATAAACGAAAGGGAGCAACCACTATGAAAAAGACAAACGCAACGGCAAAAAACGAATGGAAAGACTACTGCGAGGACAAACTCGCAGCACTCGTGCGGGACCACAATCACTACAAAAAAGTGAGATACACCGCAGCGGTTAAGGACTACCGCACGGCAATCGACAACCTCATCTACTTCGCAGAACGCCAAGGCGTAAAAATCGGATACACGGTGGACAACAAAGGCTACCTTACAATAGCATAATCGGAGGAAAGAAAATGAAATTTATCAAGCAGTACGAAGACGCGATCAAGAACCAAGTGGCAAGCCTCAAAGACGAGGGAATAAATGGAACGATGTTCTGGGCATACAGGAACAGCAAGGATGCGGGATGTGATGACCTTAACTTCTACGAAACGATATGGGAAAGGGACATAGAGTACATCGTAGAAACCTGCCGAGCAAACGAAATTAAACAAATCACTATCAGCTCATCGTTTAGTGGAATGCCCGAAGTGCTGTGGGAGTTCTGCAAATTAGGCTGCAAGGTAGTCGGGATGAAACAAGTCCCCTCAAACTACGAGGAATGGGATTGGGAGGAACAAAAAAAATTGCGTAGATTAGTGCCTGCGGTTATCCTTAAAATCAACTAAAACGAGCCGAACGCGAACCGTCCAAATGGGCGGTTTTTTCGTGGAAAAAAGTTTGAAATTTCTCGAAAAAAGTTGTGTGTTTCTGCGCTCTTTCGCTGGGCTCTTTCGGTTGTTTACGGTATTGTATAGGTACGATAAACAAAAGGGGAAACACCCCGAAGGAGAACATAAAATGCCCATTATAATCACTAAAACGACCGAAAAGGAACTCTTAAAAATAGCGAAGATTTACAGCGCAACGATAAGAGAGCGCGGAGACCTCGAAGAGCGTAACAGCGACAGCGAAGACTTTATCGACATCTCGGTGTGGGGATTAAAGAAGATGCTCGAACAGGCATATGCGCTCGGAGCGAAAAGGGAGGCGAAATAAGATGGCAAGCATAAAGGTAACGCAAACGCAAGGCAATTGGAAAATCGGTACGATAGACGGAATCAAGTTCAACGCAAAGGTCTATGAAGAACCGAGCGAAGAGTTTGGGCTTAACAAAAGCAACGTCAGCAAACTCTGGATAGACGGGGTATGCAACTACGACAGGGGTTGGGATTTAAGGGCGAAAACTGCCGAGGGCAAAGCAATGGTCAAGGCAATCCTCGCATACTTTAAGAACCCCGAAAACTGCAAATAAAACAAACAATGAACCGTCCGAAAGGGCGGTTTTATCATTTCAAAACGGAGGTGCGAATGGGAATATTCGGGCGGAGTAGAGATGCTCCTAAAAAGGAACGGCGCAGCAAGCCGAGCAAGGAAATGGTCGAGTTTATGAAAGGCGTCGATGTGGACTTCATAGGCAATAGCCAGAGCGGAGTACAGGTGGACGAACTGCGGTCGATGCAGACCTCGGCGGTGTATGCCTGCGTAAAAATCCTAGCGGAAACAATAGCAAGTCTGCCCTTACACCTATACAAAAAAGGAAAGGACGGAAAGAACGAATCGGCGGAGCAACATCCGCTTTTTTCTTGCCTTTACGAAATGCCGAATGACGAAATGACCTCGTTCGAGTTTCGGGAAACGATGATGACCTCGCTCCTATTATGGGGCAATGCATACGCAAGGAAAATCCGTAAGAACGGACACGTAACCGAACTTTGGTACTTAAAGCCTAACCTTATGACGGTAGAGCGTGACACGCAAACGGGCAAGATAAAATACACGTATTCGGACGATATCACCAATCAAACTATTGAATACCGCCCAGACCAAATCTTCCATATCAAAGGACTGTCGCTGGACGGAGTAAAGGGCTTGAGTCCCATAGCGCAAGCGAGAGAAGCTGTCGGGCTGTCGCTTGCAACGGAGGAATACGGTGCGAAATTCTTCGGTAACGGAGCGCGCCCCGGCGGTGTGTTGGAACACCCCGGCATACTCAAAGATCCCGAAAAGTTAAGGGAGAGTTGGAACAAGGTCTATCAGGGGACGCGAAACAGCCATAAGGTGGCGGTGCTTGAAGAAGGTATGAAATACCATACCATCGGCATCGCGCCCGAAGACGCACAGTTTCTCGAAACCCGAAAATACCAAGTCAACGAAATCTGCCGAATCTTCCGTGTTCCGCCGCACCTTGTAGGCGACTTGGAGAGAGCCACTTTCAGCAACATTGAACATCAGTCAATCGAATTTGTGCAGCACACCATACGACCGTGGTTGGTACGATGGGAGCAAGCAATAAGCCGTTCACTCTTAGACGAGAAGGAACGGCTTTTGTATTTCGCCAAGTTCAACGTGGACGGCTTGATGCGTGGCGATTACAAGTCAAGAATGGAAGGCTATGCGATAGGCAGACAAAACGGATGGCTGTCAATAAACGACATTCGCCGTTTAGAGGATATGTCGCTCGTTCCTGTCGAGCAGGGCGGTGACGATTATCTCGTCAACGGCAATATGACTGCGGCGGCGGTCGGGAAAGAAAAAGAAGAAGGAGGTAACGATGGAGAAGGGCAAGAAGGAACTCCGAATGCTCCCGATGAGGGAACTTCGGGTAAACGAAAACGAAAGCGGTAACTCGGTGATCGAGGGACACGCTGCGGTGTTCGACTCGTGGAGCGAAACGCTCGGCGGAATCTTTCCGTTCCAAGAAATCGTCCGCAAAGGTGCGTTCAATGAAAGCATTGGACGTGACGATATAAGAGCGCTGTTCAACCACGATCCGAACTACGTGCTTGGCAGAAACCGAGCGGGAACACTCGAACTTGTAGAAGACGACGTCGGCTTGCGTGTGCGGATAACACCGCCCGATACAACTTGGGCAAAAGATTTGCAAGCAAGCATCCGCCGGGGCGACATCACCCAGATGTCCATAGGTTTCATAGTCGAAGATGATAAGTGGTCGACAAGGGACGGAATGGACGTGCGAGAGATCCGCAAGGTGCAGTTGTTCGACGTGAGTCCCGTAACATTCCCCGCCTACACCGCCACGGACGTGGGTGTAAGGGCGATGGAAGAATACAACGGGTACAAGGCGGAGCAACGCAGTAAGGCAGAAGAGGCGGAAAGAACCGCCGAGAGAGCAAAACAGCAAGCAAAACTCAAAGGCTTGCAAACCAAATTCAAAAACATTTAATCGGAGGAAAACGAATTATGACTATGAAGAAAGTCTTGGAAATGAAAGCCAAAAGAGAAGACGCCCGTCTGAAAGCGATGGCGGTTCTCAACAAAGCGGAAGCGGAGGACAGGTTCCTCACGGGCGAAGAGCAGAAAGAGATAGACGGATACGAGTCGGAAATCCGCTCGTGGGACGAGAGCATCAGCAGAGCGGAGAAGCTCCTTGCAATCGAACCCGAAGACCGTTCGGCAACGGAGAAACCCGAAGTGAAACCCACTCCGAGCAAGGGCGAGGAAAAGAGATTCGCCACCTTCGGCGAACAGTTGCTTGCAGCCTACAGGGCGGCGGCACCCGGCGGAAAGGTTGACGAAAGACTGACCACCAGAGCGGCAAGCGGACTCAACGAAAGCACCCCCTCGGATGGTGGTTTCCTCGTTCAGCAGGACTTCGTAACCGAACTGTTAAAGAGAACCTACGAAACGGGTATCTTGGCAAGCAGAGCAAAGAAAATCCCCATCAGCACGAACGCCAACGGTATGAAGATAAACGCCGTGGACGAAGACAGCAGAGCCAACGGCAGCCGTTGGGGCGGTGTGCAGACCTATTGGGAGGGTGAGGCGGACGAACTCACGGGCAGCAAACCCAAGTTCCGTCAGTTGGAACTCTCGCTCAAGAAACTCACGTGTCTGTGCTACGCCACGGACGAACTGTTGCAGGATGCGGCGGCATTGGAGGCGGTTATCCGTCAGGCATTCGCCGAAGAGTTCGGATTCAAGATTGACGATGCAATCTTGGACGGAAGCGGTGAGGGCGAACCTCTCGGCATCCTGAACAGCGGCGCAATCGTCAAGGTTGAAAAGGAAAAAGACCAAACCGACACCATTACGGTCGAGAACCTCATCAAGATGTGGAATCGCCTGTGGGCAAGGTCGAGAGGCAACGCGGTATGGTACATCAATCAGGAACTTGAACCGTACCTTTACACCCTCAAGTTGGGCGATAAACCCGTGTACATCCCAGCGGGCGGTCTTTCGGAGAAACCCTACGGAACGCTGTTCGGTCGTCCCGTAATTCCTTTGGAGCAGTGCAATGCCGCAGGTGAAGTCGGTGACATTATCCTTGCGGACATCGGACAGTATCTGCTCATCGACAAGGGTGGAATAAAGTCGGCATCGTCCATTCACGTGCGCTTCCTCTATGACGAGAACGTGTTCCGCTTTATCTACCGCGTGGACGGTAAACCCATCTGGAACAAACCGCTCTCGCCTTACAAGGGCAGCGCAAGCGTTTCGCCTTTCGTTACTCTCGCAAAGAGAGGCTAAAAGAAAAGGGGGTGATCGAGCGTGTTGACGTTACAAGAAACGAAAGACTTTCTCCGCTTGGATGGCGATGACGAAGACGCGCTCGTGTCCTCGCTTATTCTTACGGCGAAAGAGCTGATAGAAGAAGTCCTACGGCGGAAGCTGACCGAGTTCAAAGAAGTACCCGAAACCGTCCACCAAGCTATGCTCATCGTGGTAGGGACGCTGTACGAAGAACGGCAAGTGGCAAAGGATAAGTCGGGGGTGGACATAAAGGAAACCCTCGACCTTGTCCGCCGAATGCTGTTCGCTTATAGGAGGGATGCATTCTAATGGACATAGGAAGACTGAACCGTAGGGTGGAGATTTTACAGTTTTTCAAAGGCCGTGACGAATACGGCGGAGAAACAGGAATATGGAAACCCGTGGCAAAAGTGTGGGCGGCGATAACGCCGATAAGCGGTACGGAGCAGATGTTCGCACAGCAAGTCACAGCCGAGAAAGTGGTGAGAATCACGATACGGTTCTGCGATTGGCTGACGGTCTTGCACCGAATCCGATACGGCGAGAAGCTGTACGAAATAGTCGGAGAACTAGACAGCGAAACCGCCCACCGAGCCACAATAATAAACGCAAAGGAGTTGGTGTCGGATGGGTTACAGCGCAAAACAAAAGAGAGTCAAAGCAACCGTGGAGGGTGCGAGTTCCCTTGTGAAAGACCTCAAGGCGATGGAAGATGCGGCGGCTCAAGTCATGATGGCGGGGGCAAAGGCAGGCGGTAAAATCGCACTTGAAGATGCCAAGCGAAATTGCCCCGTGGACACGGGCGCACTTAAGCAGAGCCTACATTTGACCGAGGGAAAAGCGACTGCAACGAAAGCCATCGTGCATGTGGACTACGACAAATCGCTCAAGTACGGGACGCACGTTGAACTCGGAGCAAGGGGCAGACCAGCGAACCCGTTTTTGCGAAATGCCGTGGACGATAACCAAAACCAAATCAACGAGGCTATAGTGGCGGAGATTTCGAGAGCGGTCGGGAGGAAAATATGAAAGATATATGCCAAGCAGTCTATGAGCGACTGTGTTCGGATGCGGCGATTTCTCGCAGCGTTGGTTGCCGCATATATCCGATTGTACTGCCCGAAGACGCACCGTTGCCCGCCATTGTATATGCCCCGGTCATAGCAAATTACGACTCCGCACTCCAAGGGGACACGGGGTTCGTAAGGCAGACGATACAATTCGTGTGCCATGATACAACGTACAAGAAATCCCGTGAACTGTCCCGAAAGGTAAAGCGGTTATTCCAAGATTACAACGGGGATATGTGCGGACTAATGATACAAGCCGTGTTCATAAAGTCCGATTACGAATACAACGGGAATACGGCATTGAAATTCGATATGAACGAGTATATGTCGAGTATCGAGTTTGAGTTTTTATATAACGAAAAATAGGGAGGTAACAACTACATGGCGGTAGCAGGAAAAAACGGAAAAGTAGTCATCGGTGAGTCCGCAACCAAGAAAGTGGTGGGAATCAAGAATTGGTCGCTTGAACTGTCGTTGGACACGCTCGAAACGACCGCACTCGGCGATGATTGGAAAAACTATATCACGGGCTTAAAAGAATGGTCGGCATCGAGCGAGGGCGACTATGAAGTACCCGTGGATGCAGACGGACAGCAAGCCTTGCAAGACGCTTTCCTCAACGGTACGACCGTAACGGTCAAGCTGTACGTGGACGGGACGAACTACTACAAGGGCGAGGCATTCATAAACAGTCTGTCGATAGAAGACCCCGTTGACGACGTTGTGTCTATCAGCATCGAATTCACGGGAACGGGTGCGCTGACCTTT